CTTCCTCCTCTTCCTCTTCCTCCTCTTCCTCTTCCTCCTCTTCAGTTTCGGTCTCTTCTAAATCTTCTGTGTCAGGCTCATAATCCTCATCCTCGGCCTCTGAATCTTCATCAGGCTTGGTCTTGAGAGTGTCGTCATCCACCCAAACAACGCTCTCCTGTCGCTTCCTAAGATTGTATCGTTTCTGAGGCATGCCTTGCTGCCTCCTAGGATAAAAAAACAGTCAAGTTCCATTTTCGGGGGATACTATAATGGAGAACTTCGAGAGCTTGGTATACGAATTAGAAGAAGAAAACAATCGCATAGAAGCCTCCAGGCCCGATGTCAAGATGAGTCTTGAAATTGTTGAAGAATTTTTAAAGCATCATCCTGTTATGTGTTACGGTGGTACGGCCATCAACAATCTGTTGCCACCCGAGGACCGTTTTTACGACCCGGCGGTCGATGTTCCGGATTATGACTTTTTTAGTAAAACTCCACAGGAACATTCTATGATCATTGCGAATAAGCTTGCACAGCGGGGAATTCAAAATGTTGAAGTCAAACCTGGAATGCACCTTGGTACTTTTAAGGTCTTTGCAGACTTTGTTGGTGTCGCCGACATTACCTTTTTAGATGAGGTTGTGTTTGATCGTCTTTGGAAGGAAAATGTGACACGTAACAAGATTCACTATGTGACTCCGAACTTCCTGCGTATGTCTATGTATCTTGAGCTATCCCGTCCTCGTGGAGACGTGACTCGTTGGATGAAGGTTTATTTGCGTCTTCAGCTTCTCAACAAGCATTACCCTGTAATATGTAAGAAGGAGGAAGCCCGAAAGCATACAACGGTCACGCCTGCGCAGAAGAAGCAGATTATGACTCTTTTGAAGAACGAGCCATTGGTTTTGATGGGTGTAACTGCTTCAGAGATTCACTTGGATGAAAACTGGACAACACCTATTATGCTTTTGGGAGAGAAGGAAACAATTGAGCGGTTGACAGAGGGAGAAAAGGTAGAGACAGTTGAGGAAACTGAGTTTCTGCCTAAACGTTACTCAATTACCCGCGACGATGGAAGCTCAATTCTACGATTTTACGAAACCACTGCATGCCACAGCTACCATACGATGAAAAGTGGGATTCGTGTAGTGAGTATTCCTACGATTCTGCAGTTCTTTTTTGCATATATTTACTCGAATGTGTCCGAAGGAAATATCGCAAGTATGTTGTGTATCGCCCAGCGTATCATGGATATTGCTGCAGATACTCCTGATCGTCGTTTCCATATCTTGACTCCCAAAGAATGTATCGGGAAACAAGAAACGTTGATTGATATGAAGCGTGATAAGGCAGAGTTATATGAAACGCTCTCAAAGAACAAAAGCTCTGCCGATTACATTAAATACTTTTTCAGCTATAACCCTCGGGATAAAACAGCAAAGAAGAAGGCCAAGCTTGTTCTCAAGAAGACAAAGAAGCAGCGTCTTAGTTCCGAAAAGATAGAGTAAACACATTGGACCCGGGGTTGGGAGAATACGGAAGACCAACGCATGTCCTGCACCCCTCCTTGCTACCCTCTAAAAATTGAAGATAGTAATCATTGCCATTGCGAATACGCGGACGAACCGCATTGGCATTGGTAGAGTTGAACATTTGATATATCTCCTGCACACGAACCTGTGCCACAAAATCAGATGAATCGCGTAGTCGCATTCCAGTAATTCCGCTTACATCAATTGATCGTTGTCCTCCAGCACTCATTGATTCTTAGGTAGAATTTAAACGCCCCGTGTACCATGTCATGTCAAAATACTGAGGGCTAGAAGGAGTATTCAATGCATCCGTAGGCACATTTGCTACTCGTGACTGTATCTCAGTTGACGTCAGAGTCCTGGGAACATACTGAAGATTTGCCAACACACCGTCCCAGTTATCGGTATTTGAACCAATTGAAACTGTGGAATCATTCTGCTTTGGGAGCTGTCCAAGTGTGTGGTGCTGTGCAATCACACCGTTAATGTAAATATCAACTGCATACTGATTCACTGAAACTGCAAGATGTACCCACTTCTTTGCAGGGATGTTACCGATCAAGATTGTCTCAGTTGCTCCATATGTGTTCACAACAACCAAGATACCATTTGATGTGGAATCCAAGAACACTCCAGGACAGTTGCCCTTATCAAAGATCGTTCTGCGCTTTCCGTAGTTATACGTAAAGTCATTGATCAATAGCCATCCTGTATAGGTGAACACTGCGCCACCAGGCTGATTATACGAACGTGGGGTATCAAGCGTACTTGTCAGACATGTCTTTCCCGAGACTGAACCAGGAACTAAGGTTACAATGTCAGTAGTTCCAGGCCCTGTGACAATCCTCCATATAACAAGGCCAAGTATAAGTGCAGCAAGAAGCGCTGCCACAATTCCGAACACACCCATTGTCTCTTAGAAAGAAACAAACCCCTTTGCCCCAAGACGCAATCCACTAGACTTATCGGGCTGAGGGGCGGCGGGTCTCCAAACCTTACTTAGCCCCTCCAATACGGTTACCCTTGTCTGATTGTCAAGAACCTGTTGAGCAACAGTACGTGTCCCCATATTATAGTTGTAATGAATCCTATTCATATCCGACTGATATTCGGTTTGCATGTACCCAGTTTGAGCAAGACGGATTGTCCAGTCAAGATCTTCGCCATGAGTTGCATTTCCAAACCGAATAAACTTAGCAGGTGTTGCAAGCATTATGTTCAGATGATTTGGAGGCCGGGTAAAGATGCCGTCCTTTGCCATCATACTATCAAGTTTTGTTTCAATGCTGTGTGTGAACGTAAACTGATTCATCTGACCACGGAGACGACATACATCATACTTCCCACGTATTGTCTCCCGAGCATCTTCAAAATATGCGTCAGTAATACTGTCATCGTCATCAATGAAAGACAAGTACTTTCCTTCAGCAGACTCAAGGAGACTTTGACGTTTGAGTCCAATGCTTCTCTCTTTGTTATCATAACAGACGTTCACCTGAACAGTAAGTTCAGGGCAAATCCTGTTTCTCTTTTCATGAATGGAATCCAATAGACTCTTTAGACTCTTCTCCCTTCCTGCAATAGACGCAATCAAGATTGTCCAGTCATATAAATAGGTCTTCCTGTGTATGTAATTCATCATGTCTTCACGCCAGTATTTTTGGTTCTTATCGTAGAGAGCATCATTCTTATCCTTGAAACCGGTTCCAGGATGCTCATGGCGAATGATACAATAATCAACATACAGGCACTTTGAAGCGAGAGATCCCCTGCATAGGTCTGTAAACTCTGTGTCACAAAATAGACTCTTATAGGACGGATGATATAGATAACCAAACGAATCATACATTTTTCTACCCATGATGGTCAGTGTATTCAAGTTGTTACCCTGAGTACCATCATTAAACCAAAGAATTCCATTGGTGTCCGGAAACTTTGACAGCATATAATTACGGATTACATCATCATATCCCTTTACCTGAGGAATCATATCGTCGGAAACAAGAACAACAATGTGCCAATCATAGTCAATTTTTTCTATATCTGCATTTACAGCTTCAATCTTAGTCTTGCTGTTACCAAAGTGAATTGCAGAATAGGCAGCGGGTTTTAGAATAGACTTGATTTCATCGGCAACGAGACTCCGCGTCATTGTTGAGTCATCGCTATCTGCAGATACACAAACGCCAATACGGTCAGGATAATTTGCATACTTCATGTACTTTCGTAACGTCTCCATGACCTGTTGTGGGCGTGACCGTGTTGGGCATTTCAACAGAATGCGCATTGCGTTTATATACTACCATTCTTTAGACTTATTTGATCTAGAAATTCCTTAACATAACAGGGGTCACCGATGTGAACATCACCATACGTCATAGGCCTTGCTAGAAATCCATTCTCATTACAATACTTGTCATAGACATCAAAAAAGATAAAGTTATTTTTCTCACAACCTTCCTTGAGTTTTTGGTTGAAATACAAAACATATGACTTTCGTTCTTCGTCCGAACCAAAGACAGCTGAAGCAACATACTTTGGATCAAGATTGGCAATTTGAACTGGCGGAACAACGTTAAATACAGCAACACGCAGTTGGTAGCCTTGTGTGGCCTCACGTATTCTTTCAAAATATCTATCTACAATTGGATCAATAATCTTCCTGAAGTCATCCACTACATGCTTTTTAACATGACATCTACAGTCAATTTCACCAAAGCAGAAGATTACTGTGTCTCCGTTATTGACTTGATCAAGATGAATTCCATCGCGACCAACTGAATAACATAGTTTTGCAATAAAATGGTGGGTTCGTATACCCGGTATACCATTCCACGGACTAACCGAATGACTATCTCCAAATGTATGAATCATTTATATACTTAGAACGTAGTTCCCCTAACTTTCTTTCCTGTTCCATCAAGAACATTAAACTGGAATGTGTATCCGAAGATCTTCATCATTGTAGTGCTAGGATTTGACTCGGACTGCGGCTTGGAAGAGGCACAGTTGGTTCCTGCAGCGAAGAAAGCCTGTGCATCAGCCGGTCCAAGCGTGTTAGGGTACGAGTGAACATTGCAGACCGATCCGGAGAAGCCGCCACTGGGAGCCACCTGAATGTCTCCAACTGCAGGGCGCGGAACACCGGGGAGAACAGCTGACTTAACAAGCTTGCCATTGATGTACACATCCAGGTTGCGCTGGAACACTGTCACCGAAACAGAGAACCAAGACTGTAGAGGGACATTCTCAACCGTGCAGGTAAACACATCTCCCGATGTATTTGTAGCATTGGCAGGTGCAGGGGTAGATGACGCAGTGGCTGTTGAGCTTCCACCAAACACAGATACGGAGACATTCAGACTATTGTCAGTCGGGTGAAGGGTGATCTTGGGATTTGCAACTGAAGAATTTGTAGGGTCTGTCCTGATCAGAACAGCCTTCTCTTGACCAAACTTATAGTCCCAATCCTGAATGAACATCCAGTATTGAATTCCAAAATCAGATCCCTGTGTCAGCGGAACAGCCGATGCAGAAATTGTGGTTCCAGTTTTACCATCCACTGGAGCAGGTGTTTGGTCTGTGGTTACAGCCGGGCCAAAGATGGTTGTGGAAGGCTGTCCATTTGCAACGCGAATCGCATTATAGATAAAGAGTCCGGCCATCGCGACGATCACGATACCGAGAACAAAAACTATACCCTTCAAGACATTGCTCATCATTGAAGGTGCGGGAGCAGAAGGATAAGTCATCAACGACGACATTTATCGTTTATACAGGATCTTTATTATAGAGTCAATGGAAAAACGGATACTCGCACTTCAAAGAATACAACCAGCAATGTACTGCAATAATTGCGGTGGAAAAGGCCACATCTTTAAATTTTGTAACGATCCAGTTCTTTCCTGTGGAATCATTCTTCTTGACAATTCTGAGCTACCTGTAAAACCTGACTCTAAGCTTCTTATGATCCGACGTAAGGACAGCATGAGTTTTGCTGAATTTATGCGGGGGCGATACGAACCAAATGACCTGGACTACATAGGCAGACTCATGAACAACATGACCTTGAAGGAGCAGTCGGCGATTGCATGTGAGCCGTTTGACACATTGTGGAAGTCTTTGTGGGGAGATGACCACAATTCTCCCGATTACATTGCATCTCGCGATAAGTTTGCCCAACTTGACCGTGTTGAGCTAATGCGAACCAACCTATCAGTCTATACTGAACCCGAGTGGGGATTCCCAAAGGGTCGTAGGATTCGTGGCGAATCCGACGTTGATTGTGCGATCCGGGAATTTGGTGAGGAGACCAATATCCCCCGCGAGGCATATGTTGTTCTTCGCAATCTCAGGTTTGAAGAGACATTTGCAGGATTGAATGGCATTCAGTACCGACACGTCTACTTTGTCGCGCTACTGAAAGAGCCTGAGATGGTTAATCTTGTACAAAGGTTCACTCCGATGCAGCGTCGTGAGATTTCGGGGATTGACTGGAAATCGTTTGAAGAATGTTCAAACCTAGTGCGCCCTCATCACACACAGAGGGCAGAGATGTTGACTCACTTCAAGAGTGTTGTTACAACGTTTGAAACAGTATAAACGTAACTTGATCTAGCAATCAATGTTTACAATTATCACACCGTGTTCACGACCCGAAAACTTAGATACACTTCTAGAGTCACTTGACCTGGACAAGATTCGCTGGCTTATTGTCCATGACACAGCAAAGCGCCCATTTATTCAACGTTTTTCACATCCGAAGATAACAGAGATTGGTCATCCAACACCTCCTAGGGGCGTCGCGGGTCATGCTCAACGTAATGCGGGTATGAAACTTATCTCCGATGGCCTCATCTATTTTTTAGACGACGACACCGTGATTCATCCGAGTTTTTGGAAGATCTTTCCTATTTTTGATCAGACTCATTTCTATACATTTGATCAGCAGCGATGGGACGAGTTTGTTTCAGAGCCCGGTGGGACATTCCGTGGCAATGAGCCCAAATTGATGAAGATGGACAGTGCTCAATATATTGTTCCCATTCGTATGTGCGGAACGTTCGTTGAAACAGACTATCGGGCCGACGGTATCTTCATTGAGGATATCAATACCAAATTCCCCGATTCACATGTATATATTCCTATTGTTGCATGCTACTACAACTACCTTAGGAAAACCTAAACCTAGCAAAGTATACCGTTAGACAGTAGGCTACAACGCTGAGCACGAAGACCCACCACCACACTGGAAACACAGTAGATTCACGATCGGTTACCCCAAACGGGCGAATCCGTCCTTCACGCCCAAAGGCGACGGACGGCTTTAGATACAGAAACCCAGCCATCAGAAAAAGATAGATTGTCACCATCCACATACGATGGTTTTTGTGTGTCAGTGGCTCCATTATCAAATCCCAACGAAAAACAATGAGTCGCCCATACGTTCTTCCTAATAGAAAGGCGTTCTCCGATTCAGTGACCCGAGCCTTTATTCGGGCGAACTACCGAGAAAAAGACAAGGATCCACTTGATACAGAAGACAAGGATATTGATTTATGTGTTCAACGGACTGGGAACTCTCGTGAATTATTTCCCTATCAGAAGCTGGTTCGCGACTACCTTCTAATTGAAACTCCCTATCGTGGACTTTTGTTATATCATGGCCTCGGGTCGGGAAAGACTTGCTCCTCTATTGCAGTGGCTGAATCACTTCTGACAACACAGAAGGTATTTGTTATGCTCCCAGCGTCTCTTGAAACAAACTATCGCGGCGAGATCCGTAAGTGTGGTGATCCTGTCTATGCATACGACCAGCACTGGGTCCGCCGTGACTTGACAGATGAGACACGCGAAGAAGCGAAAAAGCTTGGTATCTCTGAAAAGTTCTTAGGCAAATACGGTAGGTTCTATTCAACAGTTCCCGGCGACACCCCTAACTTTGATACAATGGACAAGCAGTCTGCTACAATCATCCGTGCACAAATTGAAGATCTTCTCGGTTCGCGGTTTACCTTTATCCGTTACAATGGTCTGAGCTCTACATCAATTGGTCAGTACACAGAGCCTGGAATGTATGATGATAGCGTTGTGATCATTGATGAAGCTCATAACTTGATTTCCCGTGTGATCAATGAGTCTGACATTACTCGCAAACTCTACGACGCGATCTACAATGCAAAGAGATGCAAGATTGTAGCCCTTTCAGGAACTCCGATTATCAATCTTCCTAACGAAATCTCCTATCTGATGAATCTCCTCCGTGGACCCATTGAGCGTATCACAATTCCGTTCAAGACAATCCCTACGTGGGACGAGGAGAAGATAACAAAAGCTATGCGTGGAATACCTGAGGTAGATACGATTGAGTTCAATGCTCTCAAGAAATACGTGATGGTAACTCGTAATCCGCCTAACTTTCGTAGCACATATAACGGAGAAGGTGACCGTATTGCAGTTCAGTATATGAAAGATCTTGCGTTTCTTCCGAACGCGTCTGACTGGGTAAAATCCATTCAGTCCAAGTTTGAAGAAGAGATTGGCGGTGGCGAAGTGGCTCTTGACCGTGTAACAACCGAGGTCTTTGAGTGCCTGCCGACAGACTATGATGAATTTGCCGGTTTATTCCTTGATGGACTCACGGTGAAGAACCCCCTGATGTTTCAGCGCCGTATTCAAGGATTGGTATCATATTTCAAGGGTGCCGACGAACGCCTTCTTCCAAAGCGAATTGAGGACGATAAGACCCTCGAAAAGGTTGAGATGTCAACAGAACAGTTTACTCGGTATTTGGAAGTTCGCTGGCAGGAGATGAAGATGGATAGCCGTCGCGGACGCTCATCGTTGAAAGATGAGATGGGATCCTATCGTGTTGGATCTCGTTTGGCTTGCAATTATGTGATTCCACCTGACCTGCGAATCGGCGATGGTACAGAAGAAAACGAAGACAAGGTTTCATCAAAGGCCGATGTTCTTAAGAAACTTGAATCTAATCCTGCTCGCTTTTTGTCCGAGAAGGCACTGGAATCATTCAGCCCCAAGCTTCTCAAAATGATCCGAAATGTCAAGGAATCTTTGGGAAAGAACCAGCTCGTCTACTCACAATATCGTGAGCTTGAAGGTCTTGGTATCTTTGCAGCAGTTCTGAAGGCAAATGGTTGGCAGCCCTACAAATTGATCAAACAGGCTGGTCAGTGGGTGGAAGATCCCGAGATGAATGACAAACCAGCCTATGCGTTCTACACTGGCGAAGAAGACGCAGACGCGCGTGAGTTATCACGTCAGATTTTCAACGGGCGATTTGCAGATACATTTCCCGCTGCTCTCAAGGAAAGTGTAGAAAAACGTGAGAAGAAACTGTTGTCCCTTCTCATGATTTCGTCGGCTGGTGCTGAAGGTATTACGTTGGAGAACGTTCGTCATGTTCACATCATGGAGCCACACTGGAATCCTGCTCGTCACGACCAAGTGGTCGGTCGTGCAATTCGTATTTGTTCCCATGCTCGCCTTCCAATGGACGAGCGAACTGTGAAGGTTAGCTTCTATGTGTCAGTATTTACCGATGATCAGATGCGATCAGCAGAATATCCAAATGTTGTTGCCATTCGCCGTAACGACATGGTCACCAAACGCTACGAAGGTGATCCAGTTGAAGTGTTCATGTCCACCGATGAATATTTGTATGAGACTGCCTATGAAAAGGAGAGAATTAGTCAGCGAATTGGACTGTTACTGAAACAGTCGGCAGTAGACTGTGAAATCCATCGTAAACTCCACGCACGTGAGAAGCCATTGGTCTCTTGTATGCGGTTTGACACATCTGCAACCGGAGAGGATCTAGCATTCAAGCCGAATATCAAGACAGAAGAGCCTGACGAGACATACTTGCGAAATACGAAGAAACAGCACCGAAAGTTGAACAAGGTATTGATCAAGAATATGATACTCCTGATCGATCCTGTTAGTAATGAAGTGTTTGATGGTCCTGCGTTTGATGATAATCAACGTCTTCTTAGGTTAGGTAAGTTTATTCCTCCTCACATAATCCGGTTTATACTTGGATAAGGTCATCCAACCAACTGTCGCACACAGTGGCCCAGCTCTTGAACCGGAAATCCATCGCTGCCTTCTTGCGCTCAGTCAGAGACGAGATTGTGTTCTCAAATGCAATAGCAACATCCACCGGATTGAACGTGGGTGTGTAAAATCCAAGAGGCATGGTTCCTGGAAAATACACGCGGTCAACAGGACGCACAAACGTCGCAACATCATCTGCGAGGAATGAACGGTAGCTTCCCACATCCGTGACAACCTGCGGTGCGCCAGTATACAGGTGCTCCAGCTGACAGAGACCATAGCCCTCACCGTCAGAGGTATTCACACCAATGTCCGTTGCATTATAGATCCGGTTGATCGCCTCATCATTGACTGTGTTCGGAGGAGACGTATCCATGATCATGAGACGGTGAATAAACTTTTCACGGTCAAGATCATTAGCCTTCATCTCCTCAAGGAAGATACGCTGCAGATCGTAGTATGCACCCGACTGTGGATTCATGTTCGTCACAAACAGGAAATAATACTGAGCAGTGGGATTGCGCTTGAGAAGCTGGACAAATCCCATGATTGACAGGTCAAGACGCTTGCGCTGGCTGTTACGGTTTGCATTGAGAAACACAGTCGCATCTGCGGGGATATTCAGACTCTTTCGTGCAGAAAGACGGACATCAATCGGGAGATGGGAAAATACAGTCGGATCAACCGCATGCTCAAGAACAGACGGCTCGGGTCCACCATACTGAACGAATGTCTTCGCCCAAGAGTCAGTGAAACAGTAGACACGGTGTGCAGCCTTGTTGATCGTATCCATCAGGGGCTGAGCGATACCATTGTACACCTGGTCCACGTAGATCCACAGCTTGTAGGGGCTCTTGGTCTTATCGTACTTCATGGCCTCAATAAACCGGTGAATAATCAGCGGGTCATTGTAGATCATCACAACGTCCGGGTCAACCATATCAAGGTACTCATTAATCTTGTTGAAACCGAAACCCTCCTCCTTGGGATCCTCGTTTGCAGCTGCATCGTAGCAAATGACTCCCTCAGGGACCTTACGGATATTTGCCCGAGACGGATGACGCTGAAACCCAAAATGATAGACCTTGACCTTGGGGACCAGGGTGGATGCCTGACGAAGAAGATTGTATGCGACCTTTGAATACCCCGTTGTCTGATCCACGTGCGTACTAACAAGGACGAACCTCATTTGGAATAGATACTATTTCTCTCCGTAAACTACAATGCAGATAAACTCCGCTCAAGATTATCTGACCCTGAAAAAGAGGCAGATAATCGCGGCTACCTTTACCCAAAATCCACCCCCGGTTAAGAGTAGGAACAATACAATTGTTACCGCACTCCTAGCAAATAAGGCTACTGGGTATGAGAAGGTGCCTTATGCCATCAGCCTTGCCCCCGGTACTGCGCCCGGTCCAGCGTATGTTACCGCGGGTATCCGTCCCACTGTGAACAACTGC